GCCGCGCGGTGCCCGTTCCGATTTCAGGGTCCCTTCTAAAGCGAGTCAGGTTTCGCGTGTAACTGATTGATTTTCAAGGCTTTTCCCTCGCGGCCACCGCCCCGTCGCCCCGCGTGCACAAGGTGCAAGTTTCTGACAAATGTTACGTAAAAATATGTAATAGAATTACTGCCCCATATAAACCCATAACGCGGTATAGACCTTGGCCCGTGGCCCGTGACGCCTTTACCCTGAGTCTTCGCAGGCGGTTATCTGTGTTTTCGGTGGTCATTTGGAGGGGATTCAAGTACGCTGTGTATTTTTCCCTGACCCGTCTTTTTAAGGGGTAGCCCCAGCATGGCTAATAAGAAAAAAGCTACATGGAAATCTAAAAAATTATCCCTTATGCCACTAGGGAAGGGGGCAAAGCTAGGGGAAAAGTGGGGTGATCATTTAAAAAAGCTAAAGGCAGCAGGTGTGCCACGTAGCGGGAAGACCGCGTGAAAGCCAAAGACCCTAAATTAAAAAGAGCGGGCGTTACGGGCTACAATAAGCCTAAAAGAACGCCGAATCACCCCACAAAATCGCACGTGGTGGTTGCTAAAAAGGGTGACAAAACAAAAACGATACGTTTTGGTCAGCAGGGTGTGCGCGGTGCCGGTAAAAATCCTAAGTCCGCAAAAGAGAAGGCGCGGAAAAAATCGTATTATGCGAGGCACGGACCAAGCAGTGATAAGTTCAGTGCTAAATACTGGTCACATAAAACGAAGTGGTAAACCGTTGTGATTGGACACTATGAGAGACTATGAAGAGGTCTTTAGCGGGGGTGTAGTTATGATTTCATGGAAAGATGAGTTGCCCGATGGTTTGATCCGCGATGGGTCCTCGGACACGATGGGTTTCACTTTGGACAGTAGTGGCGAGTGGGAGGAGTCAAAGAGTTACGCGACGGTTGGCACGACCGTCAAAGTGAGCGGTACCATTATTTCTCCTGACGGCACATGGAATATCCAAGTATCCAGCTCGCAGGGTTGGAAAAAGGAGTATGATTGTGTACCCACGGGCCAGAGCGAGTCTTTTTCCATCAAAACGAATTTTGGCAGTACCAAGGTGACTATTAAGATATGGTCTGTGAATGGTTCTGCAGATGAAGGTTTGCAGGGTCAGTTTAAGATCACTTACTGATCGGAGCGCCTAATGCGCTTATTTCTTGCTATTTATTTATGCACCGTTTCCGCTTTAGCTTTCGGGCAAAGCGTAGGTACTAACACCATCACTTCTACGGTGACGGGTACGACGACAATTGATCGTACGCCCCCAACCGCCTCCGCGCCAAATATTGTTCTGAATAACCAAGACGTTTGTTCTTTTCCTGCAAGCGCAGCGGTTCAGACGCAAATATTAGGTTTCGCCGCTGGCACCACGATTCGAGATAAGAATTGTGAGCGTATGAAGCTCGCTCGTTCTCTTTGGGTAATGGGCATGAAAGTAGCGGGTGTGTCCCTTCTTTGCCAAGACAAGCGCGTGTTCGAGGCCATGGAAATGGCGGGAACGCCTTGTCCTTACGACGGCAAAATCGGTGCCGACTCTTTGACGCTGTGGCAAGAGAATGAAGATAGGCGACCCGATAAAAAAGCCTATCGAAAAAGGGAGGCGGCTAAATCGACGGGCGACAAGGAGGAGAAACCGAGTGGCTGGGTCAGAGGCCCCGGTGGTAGCGTCGTGTACTGCCAAGAAACCGGTGGGCGTCAGCGATGCGATTAGCGGTCGCCTTATTTTTCTTAGTCGCTTCTGTGTCGGCTGAGGAAGTGATCGAAGAAGTCACGACTCAAGTTCTCACGCCAACTGTTTCTGGTAATTTGCTACCGGGGCTTGCTGCGTTTACAACCAGCGGCGATGCGACATTAACGGGCAATGGATCGGGGTGCCAGCCCGGAGAAGCCTGTACCGGAGCGCAGGGTGGTATATACAGTACGACTGTCGATTTGACTGAAACCATGACAATTGAAGAAATTAACGCGGGTTTCGATTTAGAGTACGGAGTGACTGTCGATTCGCATTCGAGCAATTCGGTTTTGCCAACGTGTGACCAGACCAATGGCGATTGTCAGGATAATTTTAATTTAACGCTGACGCTGCACGATGGCGAAACTGTTGTTCAGGAATACGAGCATGAGTTCGTACTGGATTATGGAGGACTACGCGATTATCAATTTGAGCAGACAGTTGTCGAAAATTCGTGGAGTGAGTTAACGGCGTTGATTGAGCTGTACGGCCAAGATGCCGGGTATCCGAGCGGCTTGTATGGGCCTCAATTTACCGATCCGTGGCTTACGACGGGCTATAACGCGATTAGTTATATCACTGAACAAATAGTGACTATTGTGCAAGACGACATGGATGATGTTGTTGAGGAAATTCTTGATGACGACATGGAGCAGCCCGAGCTTGAAATAGTTTTGGAAGAACCAGAGCCGGACGAAACTTTTGTTGTTGATGCAGAAGAAATATTCAGTAATCCGGTGCTCAGCGAAATAGTGGGCACAGGGGACACAGTGACAGTGACTTTAACAGAAGCTGGGACGGGTAATATTGTTGATTCGTTCCAAGTCGATGTGCAGTCAGAAACAGTTACGTCTTTACCTGTTGTAGACACCTCCACAGAGGATACGAGCACTAGTTCGCTAGAATCAGTAGATACTTTACAGTCGATTGATACGGTAGAGTCTATGGATAGCATGGATAGCATGGGCTTTGAAGAAATGCCGGAATCCACGGTGGCCGAGGTTTTTGAAGAAATGCCGGAAATGGAGGCGGCAGTGGCCGAGGTTGACGCAATAGATTCAGAGCCAGTGGCGATGGAAGTTGCCGAAGCAGAGCCGGAACCAGTAGAAACGGAAATGACTGAACCTGAGTCAGAAGTAGCGGAAGTGGAGACCGCAGAAGCGGAAGAGGGGCCGGAAATAGCGGAGGCAGAAGGAAGCTCTGAGCCAGAGTCCGCAGGGACGGAACAAGAACGTACCGAGGAACCAACGCGTGTAGCTTCCGGCCCGGATAAAAAAACAGAGCCTGAGAAGAAAGTCAGTGCAAAAGAAAAGGCAAAAGCTAAGAAGCAACGCCTAGTGAAAAAAATAAGCACAAGAGTCATGGCGACGTTGAGCCAAAATTATGAATCCGCTATGCAAGGTGCGGCACTGAGCGTGATGCAGATGTCAGCGGCGACGTATGCGCCGACGCAATTAGAAGATTTACAATCGTGGTATGCGCCAGCCCAGCTCGACGGGGGGACGAATTATGATCATCCAGCGTCGATGTGGTTTTCAGCTCAAGCAAATCAAGACATGAATCGGTTGGTAGAAATGCAATGGCAGAAATAGAGTATAGCGGAATCAAGTTTTCCGGCAGCAAACTATTGCTGTTGGTGCCATTGCTGGGTGCGATTGGTGGTGCAATTTGGGGTGGTTTCGAGGCGTATGCTCGCTATACGGCCATGGAAGAAAAAATCGACTCATATACGGCTCCAGATTTATCTGGAATCGAGCAGACGTTGGCTGTTTTTGAGAAGGAAAATGATGCTGTTGAGCAGATCGTAGGGCAGTTCAAAGATCTTTTAGGGGATATGCGCTCCGATCTGAGCGATATGAAGCTCGAATTGAAGGATGACATCACGGAAGTCTTCAAAAACATTGATCGTCAGGAAGGTAGAAATCGCAACAATGTCGAAGATGTTCGCGATCTAATTAATGCGTTTGAACTGCGCGTTGATAACAAAGTGACGAAGCTTGATGAACAGATTGACACACTGGAGGAAAAACTGGATCAGCGCATAAAAGCGGCTTTAGAAAATCCACTGGCAAAATAATGGCAAAAAAACAACTTAATCCCTATGTTTACACAGCGACGCTCGTACGCATTATCGACGCGGATACCCTCGACTGTGACATTGACCTTGGCTTTGATGTTTGGATACGCAAGCAGCGCGTCCGCTTCCGGGGCATTGATACGCCAGAATCGCGTACTCGAAATTTAGAAGAAAAGGCACTTGGACTGGCCGCCAAAGCGCGGGTAGTTGAGTTGATCCCCGAAAAATTCCTGTTAGAGACTTACAAAGAAAAAGGGAAATTTGGTCGTATTTTAGGGGTTCCTATGACGGAAAAAAACCAAAGTGTCTGTGCGATTTTAATCAAAGAAGGCCATGCGCGAGAATATTTTGGTGGGAAAAAAGAGTCATGGACATAAAGATCCCCACTTGGGAGAACCAACTGGAAGACTATCTCGTGTTTGCCGACGGCTTTGAGGAGGCCATTTTAGGCCTAGCACGAAAGTCGGGTCATCCGGATGTGATGGCCTACGACTATGCAAAGTGCGTTCAAATTTTGATGGAACGTGACGACATGACTGAAGAAGAGGCTCTTGATCACATGGAATATAATGTTGTGGGTTCGTTTCCCGGAGAAGAGACGCCTATATTTATTGAACCTATCGATGTTACATCGATACATTATTCTGTTTCTGAATCTTTATAGATGTTCCACGTGGAACAATGAATATATTACCCGTCGAATCGGTTGAAATTTCGGACAAACGCCTAAAACTAGAGCTTAGGCTGGAGAAGTTAAGGCAGCATGATGTCTGCCAACAGGATTTTTTAACCTTTGTACGGGCCATGTGGCCGCAGTTCATTGTTGGAGAGCATCACCGCACCATCGCAGATAAGTTGGAGCGCATTGCCAAGGGCGAGTTAACGCGGCTTATTATTAATATGCCGCCCCGGCACACCAAGTCTGAATTTGCCAGTTTCTTGTTCCCCGCGTGGATGATCGGTCGCGATCCCACCATGAAAATTATTCAGGCCACGCATACCACGGAACTGGCTATCGGTTTTGGCCGCAAGGTCAAGAATCTGTTGGAGCGCGAGGAATACACGGATGTCTTTCCTGACACACAGCTATCTTCTGATTCGAAGGCTTCGGGCCGTTGGGACACCAATCAGGGCGGTATGTACTATGCCGTGGGCGTCGGGTCGAACCTCGCGGGCCGTGGCGGAGATTTAATCATTATCGACGACCCGCATTCTGAGCAGACGGCGATGTCCAACACCGGCTTTGAGGATGCGTGGGATTGGTATACCGGTGGACCACGTCAGCGCTTGCAGCCCGGTGGGTCCATTGTTCTGGTGCAGACGCGCTGGTCCGAAAAGGACATGACCGCACAGCTTCTTCGCGCACAGGCCAAGGACCACGGTGCAGATCAATGGGAGGTGGTAGAACTTCCAGCCATAATGCCTTCGGGTAACGCTTGTTGGCCGGAATACTGGCCGTTACGGGATCTAGAGCGGGTTCGCGCGTCGATTCCGGTATACAAGTGGAACGCGCAGTATCAACAGCAGCCCACCAGCGACGAAACTTCTATTTTGAAAAGGGAGTGGTGGAAAATATGGACCAAGGACCATGTGCCGCAATTGCAGTATGTCATACAGAGTTACGACACGGCATACAGCAAGCGTGAGACTGCGGACTTTTCCGCCATTACCACATGGGGAGTATTTTTTCCTGAAGAGGGAGGTCCGCCCAATTTAATTTTGCTGGACAGCAAAAAAGGCCGTTGGGATTTTCCAGACCTAAAAGAAATTGCGTTGGAGCAATTTAATTTTTGGGAACCGGAGACGGTTATTATTGAAGCGAAGGCAAGTGGCCTTCCTTTAACTCAGGAGTTAAGAAACATCGGCATTCCCGTGGTCAACTTCACACCCAGTAAAGGGAATGATAAGCTGGCTAGGGTCCATGCTATTTCGCCATTATTGGAAAGCGGCATGGTATGGGCACCCGAAGAAAGCTGGGCAGAAGAACTCATGGAAGAGTGTGCTGCTTTTCCTAATGGCGAATACGACGACTTGGTGGACAGTATGACGCAAGCGCTGATGCGGTATCGTCAGGGTAACTTTATTCAGTTACCTACGGATGACTGGGAAGATTCGCCGAGTACGGTAAAACCTATGGTTTATTACGGCTAGTATGCTAAGTAGTGAGCAACTTGCGGCGCTGTTTACACCGGAGGCCATTGCACAGCGCAAGATAACTGTCGAGGAAAATCGTCTGCGGCGTGCGCGCGATTTGGCGGAGCGCAACGCTTTGACCGAAGGCGTGCGCAATCCCGGTTACGACCCCGACCGGGGTAATGTTCGTTTCAATTACACGCAATATGGCAGCGGCGCTAATGCCCTTCAATACATCGATGACGCCCGGCACACGTGGAAAACCTATTCAGAGCTAAGTCCCAATCAAAAAGGCTACGAAAATTTCCGGAATTATCAAAGAGCTTTACTACACAATACCGGGATCTCGGACTGGAGTCAGGCGACAAATCGAGAATTATTTGAAGCCATTGACGACACATTTAGAGGCTATCAAGAAGATAATCAGAAGGAAAACTTTAGTTTCGGGATAGGTGATTTAGCTAAAATCGTAGCGGCAGCAACGGTTACGTATATGACGGCGGGTGCGGCGGCCCCGTACTTTGGCTCCACGTTAGGGGGAACGATAGCGACAGGAGCCCTTGCTGGGGCTGCGGGGGCAACTACTAGCGGGATACTCAATAACAATTTAAGTTTAAGGGGCGTTGCTACGGGTGCGGGGATTGGTGGCCTATTAGGTGGAGCCCAGTATGCTTTCAGGCCGGACTACTTTAACCCAGCAGCGTTAGGATTAGATCCTAATGCAGCCGCTAGTCTATACAGTCCGCAAGCGTTGGGAGGCGCTACCGCCGCCGGGACATCAGGGCTTTTGAGATCAGGAATATCAGCGTTAACCCCTTCTTTTGCCTCGCAGGCAGGCACTTCTCTAGGCACTTCTCTTCTTACCGGAGGAATAAATTCAATTCCGGTAAATTATTTAGGTGGATCTGCCACCAATGTATTTGGCGCTCTTCCCACCACCGGGAAGGATGTGGTGCAGGGCACCACGATGAACATTGCGGAAAATAGCTTTGGCGGCAATACCGCAGGATTATACCCTTCAGGGGTTGAAGGGAGCGTCTACGACAGTGGCGGAATATTCCGTGGAGTAGGTGATGTCGCTTCCAAGGTATTGTCGCCGCAGAACCTGCTTCTGTCTTCCGCAGGATCCCCTGCACCAGAGCCCGCTGAAGGCGGTTTTTTTAATCAACTTAGAGGTCAGTTGCGTAGCGGACCCACCATAACTTATGCGGACTATGACCCGGTAAGGTCAGGGGTTCCGGGACCGGCTGGTTTTGAACGGACTTCAAATATTGGTGTGCCGTCGGGATACGGCGCTATACCGACCGGGGGAATTGCAGACCCGTCGCTTCCTTATGGCTCGGGCCTTGACCCGTATGCTCCTACAGATAGGCCGAATTTTGATTTATCCCCGTATTTTCAGAGCCCGAAGTTATTTCACAGGGGCGGTGGTGTCGTAAACGTGGACTCTGGTGCACGGCCCACGGATCAGGAAAGTTTTTACCAAACGTACGAATCGGGGTCGCAGCAGTATTCCGACAATCTTGGCGAAGGAATGGGTATTACTTATGATCGTGTAGAAGGCACCGATATTCCGCCACAAAGTCGTCTTCAGGTTTTTGAAACACCGCCTATGGGCGTTGGGTCGTTAAACGACACGGCGCGAAACATGTCCCGTTTTGCGTATGGCGGGGGCGTTGGGTCATTGAACGAGACGGCACGGGCCATGACTTATGCGGGGGGTGGCATTGTTCGGGCCGCAGCTATGGCGTGGCAGCCTTTCAAGGTAAAGATAAAAAACCAAGCCATTTTTGGGGAGTTCATGGGTTATACCAAGACGGGCAAAGTCAGGGTTTTGGATCAGGAATCGGGGGTGGAAAAAATTTACCCGAAGAGCCGCGTAAGAAGGGCCTATAGCGACGAACCCTTACCGGACGAGCCTGTAAAAAAAGCCATTGGCGGGTCCATCGTTAAGGGGGCGGTCAAGTCTTTAACCCAACCCAAGAAGGTCCCAAAAAGACAAGAATACAAAGACAAGTTTTCTGAATATGATTTGTATCATGGGACACGGGATGACATCTACGAATTTAATCTAGGTCATTCGAACCGAAAGGACGCTGGTTGGTTGGGAACGGGGGTATACAGCACCACGGATCCCAGAATAGCCTCTGCTTACAGTACGCTTAAAAGAGGTTACGGTGATCCAAATGTGATGCCCCTCAAGGCTAGGTTAAAGAATCCCTATCACGCCACGCAGGCAGAAAAAACCCGACTAATGACAATATCAAACAACCAAGGCGCGGAAGCGGGACGCGAAGCGGCGGACGCATGGACGGAAGCACTCAAACAAAAAGGGCATGACGGGGTAATTTTATCTTACGGTAAGGAAGGGCACAGCGAGGTGGTGATATTTGATCCCGCCAATATTCGCTCCAAATTCGCCCAATTTGACCCCGCCAAGAAAGATAGCGCTGACATTCTGGCTGCCGCAGGCGGTCCCATTATCAAAGGAGCTGCTCAGGTTTTAACCAAACCCAAAAAGGCCCCTTCGCTCCCGGCTGAAACCTTGATGGCTACAAGGCCCTTATCCTCGACCGGCAGTCTTTTTGATGAAAAAAAGGGACGTAAGTTATTAATCGTCGGCTGTTGTGCAACCAAGAGTAAGGCTGAAGAACTGATACCCGCAAGTGAACGTTATAAGGGTCCTTTGTTTACCACTTTAAATACGGCAGGCGTACCGGAAGATGTGGATGTGGCTGTTTTATCGGCTAAACACGGATTGATTCGTTTTGATACCCCGCTGGAAGATTACAACGTAAAGATGAAGGACGGTCGTAAAGACCTTTTGAACAGCCCGGAACAGCTTGCACGAATTAATAACACAGTAGACGGATACGGTGAGGTTTTTGTCGCGGGCGGTAAGGACTATCGTAACTTTTTAGACGAGGCGGGTATAAAAGGTAAATATACGACATATACTGACCATGCGGATAAAGTCAGAGGTATCGGTGATCAGCGTTCTATTTTAGCGAAGTGGTTAAACGAGGCAAACCGGGATAGAACCGGCGCGTCAGCGGTCCCGGCTAGAACCGCTCGCGCATCATACGCCACTCCGCTATTTGACAATAGTGATCCACACGTAAGCGATACGCGGTTCAATGAGAATTTGCTGGTGTATCTAGACGAGCCTAACACACCTCAGATGCAGGAAAGGTTTGGCGAGGAGAAAGTCGAGCAGCGAAATGGATTCGAGGTGTTTCAAGGAGAGTTCGGGTCGTGGAGGTACGCTGTACGGGGGGACGATGAAAAGTTGGTGAGTGTTATTCAGGGCGTAGACTTGGACGATGGCAGTGTTGTATCCAACATGTACACGCGCCCGGATGCTCGTAACCAAGGATTCGCTAAACTCTTGTTCGAGAAGGTTGCTTCAGACAAGGATAATCTAGCTGTATCGCCTCATTTTTCGCAAAGCGGGGCCGGGTTTTTCGGTCAGCGGAAAAAAGACGGTAGTTCAGAAGGTTACGCCGCAGGCGGCGGCGTCAGTTCTCTTAATGGGATAGCGCGAAACATGACTCGTTACGCTTATGGCGGTGGCGTGGGGTCCCTGAATGAAACCGCACGGTCAATGTAGGTATAATGCTTAAAAATCAGGATATAAAACATGGCTACTGATCCTCTTGTATCGCTGATGGAGCGACGGAACAATAACCCGGACCTAGACGATATGGCTCTTGATATTGAGATCGAGCAGCCCGGAACCTTATTTTCTTCTGCGGACGCAATTCCGGAGGGGATTGAGATAGCGGAAGAAGAGGATGGCGGCGTTACTGTTGATCTGGATCCAAACGCTTCCAGAGAGAGAGGTTCTGAAAACTTTTTTGATAATCTTGCAGAAGAACTGGATGACCGTGAACTGGCGGTTATTGCTAACGAATTAACTGCCGAGTTTGAAGCCAACAAAACGTCGCGTGGGGATTGGGAAGATGCCTATGCCAACGGATTAGAACTGTTGGGCTTTCATTACGAGGAGCGGACCCAGCCGTTCCGTGGTGCAACCGGCGTTACCCATCCTTTATTGGCTGAAGCGGCCACGCAATTTCAGGCACAGGCGTTTAATGAAATGCTGCCTCCCGGTGGACCCGTAAGAACGGTCATTTTGGG